AACATAGTAAACATCATACAAAGAAACACATGGTGTTAATGAAAAAACTAATAAATCAAGGTAAAACTTTTACAGAGGCTCATAAGTTAGCACAAAAAAAAGTTGGTACTTAAAATATGAAAAAAATTAAACTTCCTAAAAATGTAACTATTGGTGCTTTTGATGTTGAATTAGTAACTATCCCTCATGAGATAAGCTATGAAGTATCAGAGGCACAGGGAGTTTTTCTTGGTAAACCTCCTTATAAAATATTCCTAGATGAAGGTATAATTGACAGGGGAGGTAAAGATGCAATTAATGTTGTTATTCATGAATTTCTCCATGTTGGATATTATCAATATTTATTAAAAGAAAAAGAAGAAGAAACTGTTGTAAATTCTTATGGAAATTTTATTACTGAATTATTATCAAGATCACAATTAAGAGAATGGATAATAGATAATATTTAACGAAATATAAGAGGACTTTCAGTTTTTTCTATTTCTCTTGGTACATACTCATCTTCAAATTCTTTAATTTTAATATTGTATTTTTCTATTAAAACATCAATAGCCTTAATCATCATAGGACAATGTTTATATTTCTGAACTTCTTTTAGTTCATCTATAAATATTAAATATTCAATCATTTTTTTGTAATTGTATTTTTTTAGATTTAGAAGATAGTTCTAAAATTTTATTTATATCATGAGAATAAAAATATTGTTTATTTCCTAAATAACGAAATAAACTTTCATCATTAGGAAATTCTTTTTGTAAATTATTAATATTTTTAATTAATGTTTTTTTATGTATTCCAAATTTATTTGCTAAATCTTCTCTATATAACCACTCGTTCATATTAATTCTCCTTGCCTTTCATTTTTAATTGATTCTATAATTTTTTGACCTATTACATAAGCTAATTGGGGTACTACTGCGTTTCCGAGTGATTTAAGTCTGTCCACCCTATCGGAAATCCCATGAGCCACTCTACCCAATTTGGGTTCAAAGTCCCAGTTTCCTTGTATGATTTTTTCTCTGTGTATTGTACTGCGTCCCCTAATGAGTTCGTTAAAGGATTTCGTTTCGTCTTTGCCATTGTTTCTGGTAGTCTTGGTGGAAAATACTCCCTCCTTGTTGGAGTTGGCCACATCTTTGCTGGTTTGGGATAAGTTACTTGATCTGATAATGTTGAATGACTTTTTCTGCCTTTTCTGTTTTTCATGTAATGTTTTTTTAATGCTGTTTCTGATCTTGTCATATGATCTGAACTTGTCGGTGTGTGCCACCACAGCGAGGATAAAGACTCTGTATCTTCTATGGGGTGCGTTGACACTACAAGCTGGTAGTACAACAGGTTGTACTTTGTAACCTTCACTTTCCAAGTCAGCGACACAAGATCCGAGTGCCATTTGTGTGTTAATAATTCCTGGCACATTCTCTCCAATAACAATGGAAGGTTTTGCTTCTTTAATAACTCTAAACATTTCAGGCCAAAGGTGTCTTTGATCATCTTTGCCTTTTCTTTTTCCGGCAACTGAGAAGGGTTGGCAAGGAAATCCTCCCACAAGGACATCTGTTTGATATTTTGTTCCATCAACATCTCTCACATCTGGTATAATGGGAACATCTGGCCAATGCTTTTTTAAAACCTTTTGACAAAAAGGATCTAATTCTGAAAATAATTCTGTCTTGAAATGTCCTGTCATTTCTAAACCTAAATCTATTCCACCTATTCCTGAAAATAAAGAAGTAACTGAAAGCATACATTTATTTTCTTTTGTTAATATTGTTTATAAATTTTATCATAGTAATTCTTGTTGCCTTTCATCTTTCGGTTTCCATTGGTAATAAAATAATTCGTGCATACTTTTTGAAAACTTATCAGGCACAGAATATCTTTTTATTGGTTTATCTAACTGAGAGTAAGGTACTAACATTTCTTCACCCTCAACTTGTATTATTAAATCATCAAATTCTTTTTTACATTTCTTAATGTACTTATCTCTCACAGCAACTAAACTTCCATATTTACTTTTTACTTTAACAATCATGTACCAAATCCTGACAGTTTCATTTCTGCTCTCTTGATACTGTTGCTATCTAAAATAAATTGTATCTTTGTTTCAACCCTCTGCATTTCAGCATAGGCCTCATCTTTTAATTGATCGGCTGATTTAATTTTTTCTATTATATCATAAACTAAAGGATCAATCTTAGCTTTTGCTTTTGCATCATCAACTGAATTTTTTTCATTTGATTGAAAACGAAAATATAAATATCTTTGGTTAATTGTTTTATCTTTAAGATCTACAAGCTGATTATAAAGTCTAAAACATTGACGATAATCTATAATAGCTTGTTTCTTTTCCTCAGCAATCATGTGAGGATCGTATTTATGTATTCCTTTATCTAATGTCATCTTCAAGCCTATCTGCAATTAATCTGAGAGTATTAACTCTTACTTGTTTGTTGTAGTCTTTATCCTTATGACAAAGTTCATGACATTTTCTACAAAGACAAGTTAAGTTCTCTATGTAATCTTTACACTTAGAGCCTCCTTGACCTCTGGATAAAATATGGTGAATATCGCACCCTTCCCAACTACTACAACCAAAGCATTGATACGATTGAGCCAATATCAACTCATCATTCCAAAATGTCGTAAATATCTTAGTGTGTTTCTGCATTATTTAAGATCTTTGTTATTTAATAAAACTTGCAATCCTTTATCTGACTTTTGTATTACTGTGTTAATAAGTATAGGTACATTTTTGTTGTTTGAAGATTGTGGAATAATTAAAGAATTTTTTATTTTAAAAATAAATTTTTCTTGAACAGAAATTTTTGTTTTTAAATTTTTAATTTTAGAAGATTGCATAGAAGTTTTTTTTTCTAATTTTAAAATTTTATCACCACATTGTTCAAGAACAGCTTTACATTCATTAAGTTCTATCTCTAATAACATCTGATCAACTGTAGAAGGTTTACTCATAAAATATTATCTTCACTATTATTAAATGATTGAAGTAATTTATCTATCTCTGGTGATGGTTGTTTTAAATACCAGCAAACAGTAGAGTAATCTTTATTCATCATTTTAGCTATTTGAGTAACACTTGCTTTGTTAATTTTTTTAGCATAATGACAAAATTCTTTTTTTGCTTTCATTACAACTACTTCTTTTTTGTGGCTTAAAAAATCATTTTCTGTAATGTCATAATGACTACAAATATTTATTAATAAAGATTTTAAAGGTGTAGGCTTTTCTACAATGAAACTTTTTTTCTTTTTAAATATAGGATTAGTACAAATATGTTTTAAAATATTAATTTCGTAAGGTGTAAAAGGAGAGGACAAATTTTTATCCTCCCCTGAAACTACATATTGTTCTCCCACAACCTTATGCTGTGAAACTTTTAAATGGTTCTTCATCAAGATCTACTTCTTCTGCTTCCCAACAGACTTTTCTTCTGTTTTTTTTTCTATTGATTTATTCTCTAAATCTTCATCAAGAGGAAACCTATCCCAACCATATTTAGTTCTCAGTATGTGTTCAATTTTAGATGTATCAATACTCATTATTTTCTCGCAGATAAAAATATTGTGGTAGCGTGTTTTTGCTGTGCATCAGGAGGGCATCTATTGTACCAATCCTTTTGCTCTAACTTACTTACAATAACACCTAACTGATCTATCATATCATCAACATTACTTGTTCTTGTTGGTTCAGATACATTTGCTCCATGATTAAATGATGTATCAGCTTGTGGTGGTGCTGAACCATTAGCTAGTTTAGGCATTTTATTTATAATACCCATTTGTTTAGGTGATGGTGTGTAAGAACCAGTTTTTTGATCGTCATAAAATTGTTTCTCCCAATCATTACACTCAGCGTAATTTACTCTTTCCATTTCTTCTTGCATTGTTGCCATATTAATATCCCCAAATTTCCTTCCTGATCTTTGTTACTTTAGGATCATAATTCCAAATCCAATTATCTAAATCAGGAACTATTAGTTTCTTCATTTCTTCCTTATCTTCACATTTAGATAAGAAACTGTGCATAGAGATAATCATATCTCTAAAAACTCGTTGGTATGTGGCTGTGTTCTCCAGGTTAAACCATTTTGTCTTGTTTTCACCTCTACTAACCACAGAATATAAAACTTTATTTTCTACATTAGATGTACTTGTATAATAAGATTGTTGCAGACTTACTGAGTTCGTAAGTTTTGAGGGCATACGACCTGATGATTTAAGATCTACTTTAAAATAAATATTCTCTATTGGAGTTAGTAATCCAAAATCTGTATAGCCAATTATAGGAATATCTAAGATCTTACTTTCTTGTTTTTCTTGAAAATCTTCTAACTCAAATTGTTTTAACTCTTTCCAAAAGCCTTTTATGTAAAGAGGTATATTTGTTCTCTCAGTAGATCGTTTAGGATCATCTTCTAATTTCTTTTCTTCAACAGCTTTATCAAAATAATATAAAGCATCTTTAATCGCATCTTCTTCACTCATACCCTCAAAGAGTTTAAGTGTACCATGCTCGGCCCAAGTTCCTCTCTCCATAGCACAGCTAGAACCTTTATACTTATGTATGTAAGAAATATAAAATCCTGGTCTATCAGTTACAAACTTATTTATTCTTGAAAAAGATAAAGGAAGTAAATCAAACCTCTCAAATGGTTCTAATGATAATTTCATATGACGAACCTATGACAAGAAAAATTAATTATTATTACTTGGGAGGAATAATATAAAAAATTGGATAAGTTCGCCATAAAAAGAATTATTATAGAAAAAAAAATAATTTACAAGAAAAAAAATAAAGTTATTGTTTATTTTAGAAAATTCCATTAAGAACATAAAGAGAATGAATATTTGTGAACATTGTAATAGGCCTTTAAACCCTCATTATTACCCTACCAATAAGGAAAAGAAAATTATTAAGTTCATCTTATCATTTCAAGAAAACAATCAAAAAACACCTAGTTTTAGAGAGATAGCAGAGCATTTTAACTCTAAAGCAATAGGTAATATCCATAAATATTTACATAATCTAAAAGAAAATGGTTTTTTAGACATGGAAATAGGAAAAAAGAGATCTATTACAATTTTGAGGGGGATAGATTGACAGGGTATATTAAAATTGAGAGGGCCATATTCCATCACCCTAGTTTAAATAAATCTAATAGGCAATTCTGTGAGGTTACAGCTTTTATTTGGTTGCTAACTGAAGCTAGTTTTAAAGATAGAATATTTAGAATTTATGAACAAGAAATAGAATTAAAAAGAGGTCAGTTATGTTGTTCTTTAACTTATATGGCTGAGGCTTGGAATTGGGAAGCAACAAAAGTTAGATATTTTATTGATAAACTGCGACAACATAACAGCATAACGAGTCACAGACCGATTGGCACACCGAAGCACATACCAAATGTCCTTACAATCTGCCATTATGACGAGTACCAACACACACCGAATGGCACACCGATTAGCACAACGCACAGCAAGAAACAGAATAAAGGAAAGAATACATTAAAGAATAAACTATATAGAGATAACTTTGATATATTTTGGAGTAAAGTTAATCGTAAAATATCTAAAGGACAATCACAAAAAGCATACAATAAATTAGCTGAGGAGTGGGGTAGTAAACCAGAGGCCCTAGCTGAGTTATACAATAAGCATTGTTCATCAGTAAATGAGATACAGTTCAGCCAACACCCATCAACCTGGATTAATGCAGAGGGGTATTTAAACCAAGATGTTTCCTCTAAGCCTGAAAATAGTATTACTAGCAAATATGATTCAAGATTAAGTTTATGGAAGAAAGAATTAAATCCTAGTGCCTTTACATTAGATTTTGCTCAAAGAAATCAATCTGAGATTTTAGAAATGTATCATAAAGGCGATTTAACTGAAGAAAATCTTAAAATATTGAAAATTAGTGCCTAAAAAACATAAAAAAAACAAAAAATCAGAGAAAAAATATGTTTCTACTGAGATAAAAGACTTAGGCTCTCAACAATTATTTCAATTAGATGGAAAATTGTATCGTACTGGTGATTTTAGACAAATGGTTATGGGTTTAAAACATTTATATTGTAAAATTAACTCAGTTTTAGAGAATTATTACTTTAGAAACCAATTAGATCCAAAAAATCATAAAAAAAATGCTCTTAGATATGTAGCAGGAATGAAAATAGAGTATTTAGCTGTCTATTCAGGCAAAACCAGATCACCAACATTTAATTGGGATAGACTTCAGGGTATTCCTCTTGGCTCAGAATTATTTAATGTTCAAAAATATGATGCTGAATTTGAATACAATGAAGCCATGAAATCAACAAAGAAATATCAATCTATTGTATGGGAAGTTATCATTGATAATAAGCCATGTGGTAGAGGAAAAAAATTTGAATATTTTAAAGAAAGTTTAGATATGTTGATTGAACATTTTGATATTAAGTAGTATAAGACCAAAACCCTAGATTGAGTATCACTACTCGCTTTCATGTCTAGGGTTTTTTTGTTCCTTAAATGTTACCCTTGTGAAACATACTCGTTATTTGCTATAAATCTATAAGATCTAAAACTAGGTCTAAAAATAATAGAAAATTTATGAACCATGCAACCAGAAATAATCCTCTGGATTCATGTCTTAACACGAAACTTAATTGACAGCTTAGGATTAACTGATCCAAATAACGATCAATCAGTTTATATTATACAAAGACAAGCTAAAAATTGGATAGGGAGAAAAGATTTTAATTATATTTGTGAATTAATAGACTTGAATCCTCAAAATGTTTTACAAATATATGAAGAAATTAAAAAAAGACAAAAATCTTTCAGTCAAGAAGAAATCTATAAGTTCATCTTCTCAGGAATATCAAGAATTAGATAATTTATTAGTTCAATTCTTTATTATTTATGATGAAAACCACAGTCCAAATGTATTGATGAATTTTAAAGGTTTTGATGATAAAGAACATTGTCAAGATTTTATAAATCAGTTTAAAGAAAATCAAAACTATAATGAATTTGATATAAAAAATGAAACAATCCATTAGTGTACCTAAAAGGGCCAATCGCCCTGCCAAATACAAATCCTCAATTATGACTCGGCTTTTTGAACTCGTAGCTGAGGGTAAAACAACTCGTCAATGTGTTAAAGAATTAGATGTTTCCTGGCCTACTCTTAGAAAATGGTTAAATGAAAAAAACTATCAATCACTTTATAGAGTAGCACAATCAGATCAAGTAACACTCAATCATGAAAATTTAGATAAGATTTTAGATGATGCTTATATAAAGGCCCAAGATAAAAAGCTAACTATGACTGAGGTAAAACTAATAGAATTAATACAAAAAAATTATCATCATAAAAATAGTAAATTACAAAATCATATCTGGGGTTCTGAAAAGCAAACCATGTCAATAAGTGATACTAAGGGTAATGAATTTAAAGTAGAATGGCAAAAGTAGGCCTATAAAGACCTACTAATATTTATTTTTTTAATTGTCCGTTATTACCAATTCCTTCACCTGACCAAGATAAAATTTTTGAACTTGTATCTCTTAAAACAATACCATCAACTAAATTGTCAGGCAAATTTTGAAAGGATAAAAAATTACGAAAGATAAAATCATCTCTTTTATGTCTATCTTTTTCTAAAAGAATTTTTTTTAATTTACTTTTTGCTTCTATATCTAAAGTAATTGTTAATCTTAAATTAGAATCTATATAATTTTTTTTACTCATTATTTACCTCTATGTTTGTATATTTGATATGCTCTAAAAGGTTTTTTTGAATCAATAGTAATATTCTGCACTCTTTTAAACTTAAAATTAATATCTTTTTCTTTTAAAGCACTATTAACTAACTCAATGATATTATCATGAGTATTAGACTTATTAGTAAAAATATATTTAAATTGATTGTTCATTTTATTGCCTTTTGTTTTTTAGCTTTTTTTAATGTTTCTTGCTCAAAATCAATATACTTATCAAAGCTATCGTTTAAAATATCTTTCATAGCATGAACACAAACACCATTTTGAGATAGTAAAAATAAAAATGTGCTAATACCATTATAAGCAATATCACAATGATTTATTTCTTTACTATTTTCAAACAAATCAAACTGAAATTTTAAAAGTTTATCTTCTGCTTGATTGTGTGTTAATTTTTTTTTCTTCATTGGTACTACTTTACCCATGATTTACCTCGCTTTCATTTTATTTAAAGTTTCTTTTGCTTGATTATAAAAATACTTATCATCAGGCATACAAACATCAGTACCTTCATCATGGTTACAAACAAAACACCAATCAGAAGGTAAAGAATTTTTTTCTTGATGGTTTTCGTTTACATTAGCACTTCCACAGCTAACACAAACTACAATACCATCTTCAATTATATCTCTATAAGAATAAGACATTTATTTACTCGCTTTCATTTCCTCAAACTGTTGAGGGGTAACAATCCTTTTAGAACCATCTAAAAGAATAAAGATAAAATACGAATAGACCTTGTTATTTTTAAAAAGGTCTACTCGCTTAATAGATTTAAAACTAATCATTTAAAAAAATGTCAATTTCTACATCTAAATTATTGTTTAAATCATCACATATATATCTTAGTACATATTGAATAAGAATATTATCCTTATTACTTTTTGCATCATCATAAGTATAAAAAGACATAAAGCCATCATATGACTTTGTATTATCTTTTAAATATTTATTAAATTGATCTGATTGTAATAATTTATTATTAAGATTTAAAATTTGAGTAAATAAAACATTAGTTTTAATGACATCAGTTGAATAGTTATAATATTTAGGACTATTCAAGCTAATATTTTTAAAATCTATTTCAATATTATATTCATGTAAAATATAATTTTCTAATTCATTTACATAATCATTAATATAATTTTGATAAGTTTTTTTATAATCAATTTTATCAATGTTTAAATTTTCATATTCAACTTCATTATCAATAAAACAATCAATATTATCTGAATGAATAGAATTATAAAAACCACCAAACTCTATTTGTGTATTAATATTCATAAGCTAACCCAATAAGGAACAAACAAACAAACAATATTAAACAACATGATAGAAAGAAGAAAATATTTATTCATCTTCTTCCTCGCTATCTTCTTCTAATTCAATTAATTCTGAAGGGTCTTTCTTATCTTCACAATCAAGAAACATTGAGCAAACTTCATAACTTTTAGAATTATAAGGCACATCAACAGACGCACCATCAAACCAATCCATGTACCAATATTCTATGTAGTCTATAGATTGATCGTAATTTACATAAATTCTAAATTCATCTGAAGGGCCTCCCCAAGATAATTGAAACCTAAAATAAGGCCTTGTTTGACCTTCAAAAGTTTCTCTTTCAACAAAATCCCAACTTAAACCGGTATTGTTGCAATATTCAAATATATCATCATAAGAAGTTAAACTTTCATCTTCTGGCGTATATCTTTGTTCTTCATCTAAATCATAATATTTAAAAGCCTCAATGTAAGATTGTTCAATATCATCAAACTTTTGATGAACTAACTCTTTACAAGTCTTTTCTTTTTTTACTGTTTCCATAACAGACCTCGCTTTCAAGATTTGTTATAAACTAAGTAAAATGACAAAACAAGAAAAAAAAGCATAATAATAGAAAAAAAGGTATTTTAGGTATTGACTATATATATAGCCATGATATTCATTATTTATAATTAATAATGAAAGTGAGTAAAATGACAAAAAATATTAGAAGATTATCACAGAACCAAATGGAGGAAATACTTAAAAAAGTATCTGAAAATTTAACTGTTCAATTTCCTAACTTTACAAGAAAAGAATATATTCAAGCTTTAAAAGATTTACAAAATTATGAAAAAAAACTTACTGTTTTTCCAAATAATAATCAAAAAAAAGCTATTATAGAACACGATCAAGCACCAATAATAGATTTTAATAATATTATATAAATAAACACATAATTAAAAGAAAAGGGCCTTAATAGGCCTTTTTTTATGCCTAAACCAATCCTGGCCAATTAAACCTTAAATTTAACCAAACATTAACGAAACAATGCTTAAACTTACTCATAAGCACATATAGAAAGATAACATGATAACAATAATAAAAAATAAACTAATAGATCTAGTATTAGCAAGTTATAAACTAATTAAGACAGTTTTTATTGCTATACTTGACTTTATTAAAGATATATACCAGGTTCTAAGATATTGGAATTAAAATATATAATTAATAATATAAAAAAGAGAAAATTTCTTTTAACATTCCCTTAAAACAATTCTTTTTTTATTAATTAAGCTATAAATAAATAAATAATTAAACATAATTAATAATAATATAATAAAATCAATCATTTATATCTGTTACAATAATAAAAGTTATCGTAAGAGATAATTTTATATAAATTTTAATAATAATAATATTTAATAACCCCCTTCGTTATAATAATTATAATTATACTACCCATTACAACTGGGGGACTACTTCTTAAAGGTTTTATGAAAAAGAAAAAAGTAAAAGTAAAATTATTAGACTTCTCTGATTTGGTTAAGAATTTAAACGAGAGAACTGTCTATCCTAATAAGGTGGGCAATAACCTTGTTAAGAATACTGATGTGGCAAGAATGAAAGATTTTATTAAGGGAGAGAAGAAAGATGTTTAATGAACAAAATAGTAATCCCTTACAAACCTAGAAAACTACAACAAGAAGTACACGAAAACTTACAACGCTTTAATGTCCTAGTCTGCCATAGGCGATTTGGGAAAACAGTTCTAACCATAAATGAACTCATTAAGAAATGCCTTCAATGTACCCTCCCAAGACCACGCTATTATTATATTGCTCCTACTTACAGTATGGCAAAAAGGATAGCGTGGGATTATTTAAAACACTACACAAGCGTACTTCCAAACATGGATTTTCATGAAACAGAACTAAGAGCAGAACTTCCTAATGGGGGAAGAATACAGCTACTAGGTTGTGAACGACCTCAAACCCTAAAGGGTTTATATATAGATGGGGTAGTTCTTGATGAGGTGGCCCAAATGCCACCGAAGATGTGGACTGAAGTAATTAGACCTGCCCTATCGGACAGGGAAGGTTTTATGATAGCGATTGGTACTCCACAAGGACACAATGCGTTCTTTGACTTATATCAACATGGCGTACATGATGAGAAGTGGTTTACAAGATTATTTAAAGCAAGTGAAACCAAAGTTGTTAAAGAAGAAGAATTAGCTGAAGCAAAAAAAATGATGCCTCCTGAAATATATGAGGCAGAGTATGAATGTTCTTTTGAAAGTAATGCTATTGGCAGTATTTACGCCTTAGGTTTAAATAAAGCTGATGATGATAATAGAATAACAAAAGTACCTTATGATCCTACAATCAAGGTTGATACCTTTTGGGATCTAGGTATGAAAGATAAAACAGCTATTTGGTTTGTTCAACAAAAAGGAACAGCCATACATTTAATAGATTACTTTGAAGATAGTGGTGAATCACTAGAATATTATGCGAATATATTAGATGATAGAGGCTATGTCTATAATACACACTACTTACCTCATGATGCTAATGTTCGTGAAATAGGCACAGGTAAATCAAGAGTAGAAATAGCACAATCTTTAGGCCTGGTAACAAGTATCGTGCCAAAGATGAGTGTAGAAGATGGCATTAATGCTGTTCGTATGACGCTTGTTAGATGTTATTTTGACTTTGAAAAGACAAAAGAAGGCCTAGATGCTCTTAGACAGTACAGATGGGCAGTAGATGATAGAGGTGTTACGAAAAATAGACCAGATCATAACTGGACTTCGCATAGTGCAGATGCTTTCAGGTATCTCTGCACAGGTTTACAAGAAACAAAAAACTGGAATACACAAATTAATTACCCAAAATTAGGATTAGTATAAATGAAATTAACGAAACAACGCTTACTCTCTTTAATCTCACAGGAGATCACAAACTCTGTAGGATTTTATGGGAGTAATTTAACCGAACAACGCAGAAATGCCCTTAAATATTACTTAGGAGAGCCTCTTGGTAACGAGATAGAAGGACAATCCCAAGTGAGATCACAAGATATGTTGGAAGTAGTAGAAGCAATACTACCAAGCATGATGCGTATATTTACACAAGGGGAGAGTATTGTTCGTTTTTCACCTAATGGGCCTGAAGATGTGGAATATGCTGAACAATCTGGTGATTATATTAATCATATTTTCAATGTTGATAATAATGGGTATTCTATACTGCATACTTTGTTTAAAGATGCTCTTATTTCTAAAAATGGATTTGTTAAATACTATTGGAAAACATCTAAAGAGCAAAAAAAAGAATCTTACGAAAACTTAACAGAACCAGAATACCAATCACTTATATCTGATCCTGAAGTTGAAATTGTAGAGGTAGAAAATACTGATACAGAAATTGATTTAGACAATATTGATATTGATGAAGCTACTTACAATGTAAAAGTTAAAAGAGTTAAAGATTATGGTAGGGTGGTTATAGAAAATGTACCACCAGAAAGTATTTTAGTAACTTCCACAGCAACAAGTTTAGACGATTGCAATTTTATTGGTCAAAGAGTTTTTAAAACACGATCTGAATTAATTAACATGGGATTTGATAAGAAAATTATCAATGAACTTCCTCCTGCTGATGAATTTATTTACAATAACGAAGCAACAACT